GCCGCGCAGACGGAGATCACCTTCACCCGCACCGCCGCAGATGGCCCGCCGGTCATCGTCCCGGCGGGCACGGTCATCGCCAGCACCGACGGGCGCGCGAGTTTTGCAACGCTTGAACAGATGGCGGTCGGCGCAACGCCTGTGACGGTCACCGCCACCTGCACCGAGCCGGGCGAGTCCGGCAACGGCTGGCTGCCCGGCCAGATCACCGTGTTGCAGGACACCCTCCCCGTGACGGCCAGCAACACCACGATGAGCAGCGGCGGCGCGGACATTGAACCTGATGAGCGCTACAAAACCCGCATCATCTCCGCCCCCGAGGCGTACACCAACGCGGGCAGCTACGGGGCCTACCGCCATCACGCCATGAGCGCACATCAATCCATCGTCGATGTGGTGGTCTACGGCCCGAACGAAGGCGAACCGCCCGGACAGGTGGCCCTGTACCCATTGACCGACACCGGCCTGCCCTCCGAGGCCGTCCTGTCCACCGTGCTGGCCGCCGTCTCCGCCGACCGCGTGCGCCCGCTGACCGATCATGTCCTGGTGCGTGCGCCCGCAAAAGTGGACTACACCATCGCGGCCACCTTGACCTTCTACGCCACCACCGACCGCGCCGAGGCCATGCAACGCGCGCAAGCCGCGCTCGATGAATGGCTCATCGCCCGCCAGCGTCAACTCGGCCTCGATCTTGTCCCCGAACAAATCGCCGCCATCCTGCACGTCCCCGGCGTCTACCGCGTCCAGGTCACATCGCCCGCTTTTCAAGTGCTCGATGCCCACCAATGGGGCCGCTGCACCAGTACCACCCTGACCGATGGCGGTACCGCACATGGCTGAGTTCAACGCCCCCACCTTGCCTCCGGCCCTCGCCACCGACCCGCGCTTTGCCACCCTGTGCGCACTGTTGTGGGAACAACACGCCAACCTGCCCATTGAGCAGGTCCTGCTGTACCTGGTCGAGACCGCCCCCGAAGCCGCATTACCCCACCTGGCCGAGCAGTTTTCCCTGACCGATGAAGCCATCTGGCCCGCCGCCAAGACGCTGACCAGCAAGCGCCTGCTGCTCAAGCAGGCCATCGAACTGCACCGCCTCAAAGGCACCCCGTGGGCGGTGAAAGCGCTGGTGAACAGCTTCGGCGCAAACATCCTGCTGCGCGAATGGTGGCAGACCGCGCCCCCCGGCCCGCCGCACACCTTTGAACTGGTGTTGAACCTGACCGGTCAGACCGGGCAGCCGGTCTCGGCGGCGTTTGTCGATGCCGTGATTGCCGCCGTGCACCGGGTCAAGCCCGCCCGCAGTCATTTCACCTTCAACCTGGGCCTGACCGCCCACGCGGCGCTGCACCTGGCCGCCGGGGCCATTGGCGCGAGCTATCGCCGCCTGGCCCTGACCGAAGCCCTGACCGAGATCACCCACACCCTGCCTCTGGTGCCTGCCGCCCGCGCGGTCACATCCGTGCGTCTGGCCCTGACCGAAACTGCCCCCTGAGAACCGCCCATGTCCGGACTGACCCTCACCCTTACCCACGCCGGGCGCGCCAAGCTCATCAACGCCGAGCATACCGGCACTGCCCCGGTGACCATTACCCAGGTCGGCGTCACCGCCAGCGCCTTTGACCCCGCCCCGACCGTCACCTCAGTCCCCGGCGAGATCAAGCGCCTGGGTACGATGTCCGGCCAGAACGTCGCCGCCGACACCGTGCACATCACCATCCGCGATGACAGCACCGCCAGCTACACCCTGCGCGGCTTTGGCCTGTACCTGGCCGACGGGACCTTGTTTGCCGTGTACAGCCAGAGCGGCACGATCACGCAAAAATCCGCGCAATCGATGTTGTTGCTCTCGGTGGACATCAAACTGTTGCAGGTGGCGGCCAGCTCGATCACCTTCGGCAACGCCAACTTCCTCAATCCCCCGGCCACCACCACCGTGCAGGGCGTGATTGAACTGGCGACCGCCAACGAAGCCAAAGCGGGCACCGACAGCGCCCGCGCCATCACCCCGGCCACCCTCAAAACCGTCCTTGAAGCCCGCCTGCCCGATGACATGGCGGGCAAACTCGACAAGATCAAAGACGCACCCGAAGATATCAGTGAGCGCATTGACAGCGGGCTGTATCAACGCCAGGGGACCGGCCCCGGCTGGCCGGTGCAGGGAAGCCACTGGTGGCACCTGCTCTCGCTGACCCATTCCAATACCGCCAACTATTTTGCCTTGCAGTTTGCGTGCAGGTTCTCCAACGCTGAGCTGAGTTTTCGCACCACCAACAATGACGGTGATGCGTCATGGCACACCTTCTGGCACTCGGGCAATTTTGACCCGGACAGCCGCCTGAAGCTCACCGGCGGCGTCATGACCGGCAATGTCACGATCACCCGCACGTTGGAATCCTCGCTTGATCTGTACTCCACTCATGAAAATGGGCGCAGGATTCGCATATTGAGCAATGCCACGCCAAACGCTGGATTTTATGACGTCACCGGCAACCAATGGCTGTTCAGGATTGGCAGTGATGACCTGGGGCGCATCAAGGGCTTTTCAGGACACGTTTCCGTCTACGCCCCCGCCAACATCAATGCGCATTATTGGCTTTGCGATGAGACCGGCCGGAAGCGCGGCCTCGTGTACTGGAATCGCGTGAACGATGCCCTTTACCTGCAACGCTACGACCCGGATACCGGCGATGTCAAGGGCAAACTGCGCATCAATGCTGATGGCACCGTCACCTCCGATTACGCCATCACCGCCCCCGGCTTCACCGGCAAAGCCAGCAGCGCGGACAAACTCAACTCATCAACGACGATCAACGGCACCTCTTTCAACGGCATGGCGGATATCATCACCAGCCGCTGGGGGGCCGAACGCACGCTGAAGATCGGCAACGCCAGCAAAGCCGTCAACGGCACCGGCAACGTGACCTGGACCCTGGCGGACATCGGTGCCGCCCCGATTGCGCACACCCACGTCGTGGACGATGTTTCAGGTGTGCAGACCGCGCTGGATGGCAAGCTCAGCAAGACCGGCGGCACCCTGACCGGCAATCTTGTGATTGCCTTCGGGAACGAATCCTCGCTTGACCTGGTACCCACCCATGCGAACGGGCGCAAGATTCGCATATTGAGCAATTCCACGCCCAATACCGGGTTTTACGACGTCACTAACGGCGCATGGTTGTTCCGCATTGACGACAACAATACCGCACATTTTGCGGGCGAGGTCAAAGCCGATGCCTTCAACGGCAATGCCAGCAGCGCCAACAAGCTTAAAACAGCCCGCACACTGAGCATCGGCAATGCCGCGAAATCGTTTGACGGCACCAGCAACCTGACCTGGTCATTGGCCGATCTGGGTTACAGCAGCGCCAAAACCGCCAACGGTTGGATGAAGCGCCCGGACGGCATTATTGAGCAATGGGGCCTGTACCTCCTGTTCACCAACAGCGAAATCACCCGCAGCGTGACCTTCCCCATCGCCTTTCCGAACGCCTGCCTGAACGTCACCGTCACCGACCTCAACCCGCCGGTCAGCAACAAGGACAAATACGACCTCACCGCCCAGGTCAACCAGGGTTCACTCACCGCCACCGGCTTCAGCGTCTTTATCCAGGCCCCCGGCGGCGTCGGCAATAACTGGGCCGGCATGTACTGGCGCGCCATCGGCCATTAACCTCACAGAGACCCCACATGGACACCCCCACCTACTTTTACAGCCCCGCCAGCGGCGGATTTTATCTTCAAGGCTTGCATGAGACCATCCCGGAGGATGCGGTCGCACTCAGCGCCGACGCCTATGCCGCCCTGCTGGACGGGCATTCAAAGGGCATGGACATCGTGCCCGATGGCAACGGCCACCCGGCCCTGCACGCCCCCGACCTCCCGCCTGCATCTGAGCCCGCCCCGATCATCAGCAACCTCGCCTTTGACCTGCGCTTCACCCAGGCCGAGCGCGTGGCGATTGAACTGGCAAGCCTGGACGACCCCGCCGCCCCGCTGCCCCAGCGCACCGCCGCCGCCACACTGCGCGTCAACCTGGGGCGGGCCGCCAAAGCCCAGTTCACCGACCTGAGCGATCCCGTCACCCGCGATGGCGTCGAACAGATGGAAGCCCTCGGCCTGCTCGCCCAAGGCCGCGCGGCGGAGATTCTCGATACGCCCGTGCAGCCGGGGGAACGGCCCGGCTCCATCCCCCGCACCAGCACCGCCCCGTCATCCGAGGAGCCCCCCATGCCATAACCGCCATCACACCCGCGCCACCAAAAAACGCGGCGCTGCATTGCGTGCGACAACACCCAATACAGCACCACCTCGCAGAGCGAGCTGCAAGACAGCCAAGGCCGCGCACCCGTCGACTGGGTGCGGCAAGGCTACCAAAACTCACAAAGGTTTTGCAGCAGATGAAAGAACTCCGGTGTCACCACTGCCACAAAAAACTCGCCGAAGGCGACTGCATCGCCCTGTCCATCAAATGCCCGCGTTGCCGAACCCTCAACCACTTCAACGCCCCACCCACACCCACCGAGCGTCATGGAACGCCTGTCTCCCACAGGAATCCCCATGCACGTCCCCATCACCCAACCCAATGATCGCCCCACCCGCGCCCTGCTGCGCTACTTCGGCGGCAAATGGGCCATCGCCCCCTGGGTGCTGTCCCACTTCCCGCCCCACCGCCTCTACGTCGAACCCTTCGGCGGTGCCGCCTCCGTCCTGCTGCGCAAACCGCGCAGCAGGATCGAAATCTACAACGACCTCGACCAGGAAATCGTCAGCCTCTTCCAGATCGTCCAGGACCCAGCGACCTGCCAAGCCCTGATCCGCCGCCTGCGCCGCACCCCCTACAGCCGCCGCATCTTTGAACAAGCCTTCCAACCCAGCCCACACCCCATCATCCGCGCCCAACGCGCCATTACCCGCGCCTACCAATCCTTCCACCACGAAGCCCTGTTCAACCCCAAAAAAACCACCTTCGCCGACGCCAAACACCGCACCGCCACCCACTGCAAAGCCCGCGAATGGGCCAGCTACCCCCGCACCCTCGCCACCGTCTCCCGCCGCTTACAGGGCGTTATCCTCGAATGCCGCCCCGCCCAACAGGTCATCCGCGCCCAGGACACCCCCGACACCCTGTTCTTCATCGACCCGCCCTACCTCCCCACCACCCGCACCAAATCCGGCTACCGCCACGAAATGACCGAAACCGAACACATCACCCTGCTGGCGCAACTGCGTGAGGTCAAAGGCATGGTGGTCCTGGCCGGATATCCCTCCGACCTCTACGACCAGACCCTGCACGACTGGCACCGCATCGAACGCCCCCACCACGCCGCCGGAAGCCGCCGCCCCAGAACCGAAGTGCTCTGGCTCTCTCCCGCCGCCGTGGCAAACAGGATGCACATCGAGGCAGAAAAGACTTGATGTATGCGCCAGACAGAGCGTTACTGCGGCTGTCGCAAACAACACCCGGAGCACATCATGACCACACCCATCGAACAAAGCCTGACGGATTACCTCGGCGGCACCTTCATCCGCAACCGGCCCGACAACCTGGCGCTGTTGCGCGAATACCCCGACTGGCCACGCATGGCGCAATTACTGCTTGACCAACGCGCCACAACGGTACTGAACGGCCTGCCCGACGCAGAACTGCGCGCCATCGCCCAAGGCGAGGTCAACATCAACGATCTGGCCAGCCGCTGGAACACCTGAAAGGCGGGCGGCTTTCTTGCGTTCGAGGCATTTGCTGACACCCATCACAATGCAATTCCGGTAATTCCTTTACACCCGCTGCAACAGATCGAAAAAGCAAATATCTCAACTTTTACGCTTCAAATAGCGCGTGCTGATTTTTCGGGCATGGCCGTACCCGGCCAACACTTGTCAAACGGGCCGTGTTTTCATTTACGGGACAATCGCGCATTGTCCAGCCGCTGCAACAAGGTGCGGCGTTTGGCGTGGGGAGTCAGAAACTGGCGCAGTTGACGGTCAAAGGTATCGTGTTTTGAGACCAACGCATAGGCTTCGGCCAGTTCTGCCAGTCTCTTGACGGCCTGGTCATAACTGGATGCAGTTCCGCGCGCGGCGTGGGCATCGGCCTCGCGCCATGCACTGTCTGGTTGTTTCATCAATGCGCGCAATTTGGCCTCACGCTCGCGCTGCCGTTTGGCCTCACGAAGTGCCTGCGCTTTGGCTTCGCGTGTGTGACGCGCCTCTTTTGCCTTCAAGGCCAGTGTGCGTAATTCCAATAAACGCCGTCTGGATGAATGGGCCTGCACATTGGATCGCTGTGATTTCAACCAGATGGCATACCGTGATTTGACCCGCCGCTCGGCTTCATGCGCGTCCCCCAGCGCGATGCGTTTCACGATGTCCTTCATTTCAGCCGACGTCCAGGTCTCCAGCCAGGGAATCATCTGTTTGCCAGTCGCGTGATTCGATGTGGTGATAGCGGCGCTTCCTGCGCGCGCCGCTTCCAGTAAATCCAGGTCGATTTCCAGAAATTCAACCAGCGCCTCCTGTGCGGGCGCGAGGTCTGCAAGGCCCGGTGGAACTTCGGGCTCCAATGCATCACCAGACAAACTGTCAGCACCAGCCAGCCAGCCCAGATACAGCGCGCGCAAATCACCGCGCAATAATTCATCACGCAATGGAAGCAAGCGCCGCATCCAGCCGCTGCCGTCATCATCCGCAAAACGGTCATCATCTTCGCTTTCTTCCATCCACCAATCCAGCACCCAGTGCGTGCGTGTGGATGTGATCGAAAACGAGGATTGATTGCCAAATGGCTGCAATGCAGCCTTGGTGAAAGCGCTTTTGGGGAATCTCAACAATAACTGGCAACCGCACCAATCGGCCCAATATACAAATGCATCGAAATACTGCCGTATCCAATCAGAAGGTTTTGCCTTGAGGCCGCCCCAATCATAGTGATTGCTGAAACTGGTCGGAGTCATGATGCCGCGCGTGGAGACCGCACGCAGTTTCTTCATCTCGGCTTTGGTCAACGGGCGCTCAATGGCGGCAAATTCATAGTATTGGTATTCGCTCATCGGCTTGATGCTTTGCTTGTCCGAATATCAGCGTGTTTGATGGACCCGGCTGCGCCAAGCCTCCAGAAACCGCTGCCGCTTGAGCGGGTCAAGATACACCAGCAGCCCCGGCCCGAGCATGATCGGGCGCAGGGATTGGCCTGCAGGGCCTGCGGGCTCGGCGGCAAGCGGGGTGAGGTGGGTGGCGCGCGCCAATACCTGTTGCCCGCGCGGGGATAACAGGTAATCAAGGAATTGCCCGGCTTCTCCGATGTGGCGGGCGCTGCGCGGAATCAGCGCGGTGCGCAGCAGGGCGAGGGTGCCGTCTTCGGGGAGAAGCATCGCCAAAGGCTCGCCCTGTTCGATGCGGG